CTGGCTCTCCAGCTGACGATGATCAAACTTTTTTTCAATTATACAGAGACGCAGCAGACGGTAGTGATACTTTTACTGGTGAGGCACGAGTATTAGGAATTAAATTATTTTATACTACTGATGCGGCGAACGACGCATAGGAGTACAAATGAAATCCTTTAAGTCTAAACATAAAGGACCTCAAACTAAAAGCTTTGGGTATCAGGTCTTAGGATTTGGTGCCGGTGGAGCAACACCTGAATTCATAGTAGCTTCTGGAGGTTGCATAACCACTGATGGAGATTTTAAAGTTCATACATTTAATAGCTCAGCCACTTTTACTGTCTGTTCTGTTGGCAATCCGAGTGGATCAGACACAGTGAATTATATGGTAGTTGCTGGTGGTGGTGCTGGTGCAAAAGTAGGAAACGCTGGCGGTGGCGGTGCTGGAGGTTATAGAGCAGCAGGTCATGGGCCAAGTCCGCTACAAGGAAGTGCCTTACCCGTTTGTGCTCAAGGTTACCCAATAACAATAGGCGCTGGAGGCTCAGGTCAAAACACAGCTACAGGAGCATCAGGATCAAATGCAGTATTTTCAAGTATTACTTCAGCAGGTGGAGGCGGAGGCCGTGGAGATGATGGCGGAGTCCAACCAGGAAATGCTGGTGGATCTGGCGGAGGTGGACCGGGACACCAAACTAATCCTTTTACTGCAGGAGCTGGAAATACACCTCCAGTATCACCACCACAAGGAAATCCTGGCGGAGATGGAAATGGCGGAGCAGGAACTTTTAATTCTGGCGGAGGCGGCGGCGGAGCTGGCGAGCCTGGAGGAGTTGGTAGAAATCCTGCAGCAGCGCCAAGTGGAAATAGTGGTTGTGGTGGAGATGGCGTACCAAACAATATTACAGGCACAGCTACATTTTATGGTGGTGGCGGTGGTGGATTTCCTATAGGGCCAAGTCCATGTAGCAATGGAGGACAAGGCGGAGGTGGATCTGCACCACCTGATGGGCCTGGTACTAAAGATGGAGTAGCCAATACTGGCGGTGGAGGAGCTGGTCAGAACCCAGCAGGAGCAGGAGGCTCAGGAGTAGTAATAATAAGGTATAAATTTCAATAAATTATGGCACACTTTGCAAAAATTTCAGAAGATAATGTAGTCTTACAAGTTGTTGTAGTTGCAGATGCAAATACAGTTAATGAAGAGGGCGCTGAAACTGAATCTGTTGGACAAGCTTATTTAGAACAACATTGTAATTGGCCTGCAAATCTTTGGATTCAAACTTCCTATAACACAGAAAGCAATGAACATAAATTAGGCGGAACTGCATTTAGAGGCAACTATGCAGGTATAGGTTTTACTTGGGATTCGGACAATGAAATTTTTTGGCTTTCACAACCCTATGCTTCTTGGGTAAAAAATATTTCAACAGCACAATGGAATTCACCAATTGGTGATGCTCCAGCATTAACAGCTGAACAAAATTCTCAAAATAATTCAAAAACTAACTACTGGATTTATGTTTGGAATGAACCCGAACAATCTTGGGACCTAACAGACTCAAACGAACACGTTAACTAGATCAATTATATTGACTTTTTACACATCTCCATGTATAATGGAGGGGCGATGCAGAAGAAAGTATTATCAGAAATAAGTTTATATCAAGGTGACGTTTCAATGCCAAAAGGTTTTGAAATTGATCGGTCTATATTAGCAATAGATACTTTAAAACATTCCTTTAAAAATTTAATTGACCCAAGTGTAGGTTTTCCATTTTCAAAATCATGGGATATGCTTAATACTTATTTCAGAGATCACATAAAAGTTAAGCATCATTTAACTTTAGTTAATAAAGATACATGGGGAAATCTTTATAAACCTGGTGAAGTTACAACACCTTTATTACAGATAGATAAAGTAGATTTAAGAAATTCACCTGATTATGTTTTATTGTATGGAGTTAGCAGTCAAGAATGTAGTGTTCGAATACATTACAATGATAATAGACGTAAAGGAAGAACTTTGGATATGAAATTAAAAGACAATCAATTTATTATGTTTCCATCAACTTGTATGTATTATCTAACTAACAAACAACAGGATATATTAAATTTTGTTCAAACTATAACTTATGATTTTATCTAATTATTATTGGTATTTTAGGTCTGCATTAACTCCAAGATTTTGTGATGAAGTAATACAATATGCCCTAGCTCAAAAAGAACAAATTGCTAGAACAGGCGATTACCAAAATAAAAAATTATCAGAAAATGAAGTTAAAAATCTACAAAGAAAAAGAAAGTCAGATTTAGTTTGGTTTAGTGAAAATTGGATTTACAAAGAATTACACCCATTTGTGCATGAAGCTAATAAAAAAGCTGGTTGGAATTTTGAATGGGATAGATCAGAATCTTGTCAATTTACTAAGTATAAATTAAATCAGTATTATGATTGGCATTGTGATAGCTGGCCTAAACCTTATGAAAGAAAAAATCCCAATGCTTTAGATCACGGTAAAATAAGAAAACTATCTATGACTTGTCAATTAACGGATGGCTCGGAATACAAAGGAGGAGAATTAGAATTTGATTTTAGAAACTATGATCCTCATATGAGAGATGAAGCTAAACATTTAAAAAAAGCAACAGAGATATTACCTAAAGGTTCTATTATTGTTTTTCCGTCTTCTGTTTGGCATCGAGTTAAACCTGTAACAAAAGGCATTAGATATTCCCTTGTAGTATGGCATTTAGGATATCCATTTAAATGAAAATTTTAATTGTAGGCGGTGGCAGTGCCGGATGGATGACTGCAGCAACTCTAGAGTCTCAATTACCAGAGCATCAGATATCTTTAATTGAATCTAAAAATACACCCACAGTTGGAGTAGGCGAAAGCACCTTAAGACAAATATCTAATTGGATGCGTTTACTTAATATTAAAGATAAAGATTTTTTAAAGCATGTAGATGGAAGCTATAAGTTAAGTATTAAATTTACAGATTTTTATAAAAAAGGCAAAGCTTTCCATTATCCTTTTGGAGATCCAATTGTGGAAGGAAATAAAGCAGAACTAAATGATTGGTGGTTTAAAAAAATATTTAAACCATCTACACCTAATTCTGATTATGCGGAATGTATGTATCCACTACAAATGAATTATGTGAATCAAAATAAATTTGATAAAGATGAAGCTGCTCATGCCTATCATTTTGACGCTACAAAATTTGGTTTATGGTTAAGAGACAAATATTGTAAAAAAGTTAAACATATTATAGATGACGTTGTATCCGTTGAACAAAATGAAAATGGAATTACATCTCTTAACAAAAAGTACAAAGCGGATTTATACATAGATTGTACAGGTTTTAAATCTTTATTATTAGGTCAATCTTTAAGAGAACCCTTTGAATCTTATTCGAATATATTACCTAACGATTCAGCTTGGGCTACACATATTAAATACAAAAATAAACAGAAAGAGTTAGTACCCTATACTAATTGCACAGCTCTAGATAATGGTTGGGTTTGGAATATTCCTCTATGGTCTAAGATTGGCACAGGCTATGTTTATTCTAGTAAATTTGTAGATGATGACACAGCACTTAAAGAATTTAAAAAACACTTAAAACAAGAAGACCTACAATTTAAAAAAATAAAGATGAAAGTAGGAATACACAAAAGATTATGGGTTAAGAATGTTATTGCCATAGGTCTGTCTGGTGGTTTTATTGAACCTTTAGAAAGTAACGGTTTGTTTTCTGTTCACGAATTTTTAATTATACTACTGAGAAATTTAAGAAGAGGAAAGGTATCACAATGGGATAAAGATAATTTTAATTATCAATGTAAACTTTTATTTAAAAATTTTGCTCAATTTGTAGCTTCTCATTATGCTTTGTCACATAGAGATGACACGCCTTATTGGAGACACTGTTTAAATAAAACATGGGATCCTTCGTTAGTTAATTTAGAACCTAGTATTCTTTATGGTTTTTATGAATATGCACGTCAAAGAAATATAAATTTTAAATTTTCTTTTAATGCAGGTTTTCATTGTATAGCAGCAGGCATGAATTGGGCCCCGACTGATAAAACAAGTTTATTAATACATAATCGTTTGACATTATCCGAACTTGAAAAAGAATTTAAACCCTATATAAATAAACTAAATAAAAGAAAGGAAACTTGTAAAAATTTAGTTAAAGAAAAACCAAATCTTTTTACAGTATTAAAAAATGCTCATAAATAATTATTTCCAAACTCCTATTTGGTCTGAACAAAAACCTGAATTTGTTAAATCTTTAAATAAAGTTAGTAATAAATATATCAAAGAAGCCAGAAAAAAAAATAAAGATTATATTAAGCAGTTTGGTGACTTTGGAACATCGCATCATTCGACACCTTTAACACAAGATAATGATTTTCTAGATTTTAGAAATTACATAGGTCAAAAGTCTTGGGAATTTTTAGATCAAATGGGTTACAACATGAATTTATATCAAACTATGTTTTCTGAAATGTGGGTGCAAGAATTTTCTAAAAAAGGAGGGGGTCATCATTCTGCACATATACATTTTAATCAGCACGTATCAGGATTTTATTTTTTGAAGTGTAGTGATAAAACATCTAATCCAATATTTCATGATCCGAAAACAGGAGCAAGAGCAACTAAATTAATGATGAAACCAAAACAAGTAATTTTAGCAGGAACAGATGTCATTCATTTTAAACCCACACCAGGAACTTTAATTATATTTCCAGGATATTTAGAACATGAATTTTCAGTAGATCATGGATTAGAGCCATTTAGATTTATACATTGGAACATACAAGCAGTCCCAAAAGGAATGGCTAAAGATGTTTAAAATAATAGATAAATATTTAACTAAAAGTGATCATTTAATATTACAAACTATAATCGAGTCTAATGAATTTCCTTGGTTTTATATTGACAGAAAAGTAGCTACAGAGAAAGGTTTATTTAAATCTCAATTTGAACATGTTTTTTATGCACATAATAATATAAATTCTAATTTTTTTAAATACGTTGAGCCTATATTAAATAAATTAAAACCACTAGCACTTGTTAGAATTAAAGCTAATTTAAACCCTCCCTCAGAAAACATTGTTGAATCTGCTTATCATCAAGATCAAAAATTTAAATGTAAGGCAGCTGTTTATTATGTTAATGATAATGATGGATATACTATAATAGGTAAAGAAAAAATTTTAAGTAAAAAAAATAGAATGGTTTTATTTAATTCAGACGTAAAACATTTTGGAACTAACTCAACTAATTGTAATAATAGAATGGTAATTAATTTTAATTATTTTTAATATGAGTTTTAAAAAAAATAAACACTTAATTATACGTCAAGCTATCTCAAAAGATTTAGCATTATTTATTTACAACTATTTCAATATACAAAAACAAGTTTATGATACTTGTTTAAAGGAAAGATATATTTCTCCGTTTGAAACATTAATTGGGTATTATGAAAAAGCAGACGAGCAGATTCCTCATACTTATTCTCAATATGCCAATATCGCAATGGAAACGTTAATGTTGAAATGTCAACCTATTGTAGAAAAAGAAACACAACATAAACTTTATCCTGCTTATACGTATGCCAGAATATATAAAAAAGGCGATGTTTTAAAAAGACACAAGGATAGATTTAGCTGTGAAATATCTACCACAATGAATTTGGGTGGAGACTCGTGGGATATATATTTAGAACCATCAGGCAAAAAAGAAATGAAAGGTATTCGAGTTAAATTAAATTCAGGAGATATGTTAATTTATAAAGGTTGTGAAGTAGAGCATTGGAGAAATAAATTTAAAGGTAAACAATGCGTACAAGCATTTTTGCACTATAATAATAGCAAGACACCGGGCGCTAAAGAAAATATGTTTGATAAAAGACCCCATCTAGGGCTTCCGTCCTGGTTTCGTAAAAACAAGTAAAACTATTGATATCTACTAGAATGTAGTATATTTGTTATAAAACGGATTTTTCTATGCTACAAAAAATAGGCTTTTTACCAGGATTTAATAAACAAGTTACACCAACCACAGCCGAAGGGCAATGGACTGGTGGTGACTATGTGCGTTTTAGATATGAAACTCCTGAAAAAATAGGGGGATGGTCTCAATTAGGAGAGAGCAAGCTTACAGGAGTTGCTCGAGCACTTCATCATTTTATTAATAATGAATCAATTAAATTTGCTGCTATCGGCACGAACAGAATTTTATATGCTTATTCTGGTGGAGTCTATTATGACATTCATCCCATTAAAACAGATTTCGGAGCACTAACAGATAAACTATCTTGTAGTAGTGGATCAGCTGTTCTTACGATTACTTTATCAACTACAGCAGGAATGACAGCAGGAGATATTTTACTTCTTGAAAATGTTACACCTCCAACAGGGTCGGGTTATGCTGCTTCTGATTTTGATGATAAAAAATTTATGATAACTGAAGTAGTAAATGCTACTTCGGTTACTATTACAATGGGATCCAACGCTAGTGCTACCGCCGCGGATGGAGACCTTTCAGTTAAATGGTATTACCCAGTAGGCCCCGCTGATCAAGTTGGAGTCTATGGATATGGAATATCATCATGGGGAGGATCTGTAAGTAATCCACAAACTACTTTATTAAATGGAGCATTATCTGCCAATGCTTATGGAACCGGAGGATCAGGAACCACAATTACTGTAGACAGCACCACAGGGTTTCCAAGCACGGGAACAAATTATATTAAAGTAGACAATGAAGAAATATCTTATACCGGAATAACTTCAACTACGTTTACAGGAATCACTAGAAATGTTAGAGGAACAACAAATGCATCACATCTCGATAATGCAACTGTTACCAATTTCAGTGATTATGCTGCATGGGGTCAAGCTGCCACTACAACGGATAAAGTTGGACAACCGGGTCTATGGACCTTGGATAATTATGGATCTAAATTAATTGCTTTAATTACAGACAGCGCTTGTTTTGAATGGGATTCAGATTTAACTAACGCCGTAGATACAAGAGCTACTATTATTTCAGGAGCACCTACAGCTTCTAGAGATATGCTCGTTTCAACTCCTGATCGACACTTACTATTTTTTGGAACTGAAACAACCATTGGTGATACAACAACTCAGGATCCTTTATTTATTCGATTCTCTTCTCAAGAATCTTTAACTGATTATACACCCACAGCTACTAATACGGCAGGTACGCAAAGATTAGCGGGTGGCTCTAAAATTATGGGAGCGATTCGAGGACGTAATGCAACGTACATTTGGACCGATACTTCTTTATTTATTATGCGTTTTGTTGGAGCACCCTTTACTTTTGCCTTTGAACAATCGGGTACTAACTGTGGATTGATTGGAAAACAAGCAGCCACCGAAGTTGATGGTACGGCTTACTGGATGTCGGAAAATGGTTTCTTTAGATACACCGGGCAACTTGAATCCATGGACTGTTTAGTTGAAGATTTTGTTTATGATGATTTAAATACAACTTCTAATCAATTGATTAATGCAGGTTTAAATAATTTATTTGGAGAAGTGATATGGTTTTATTGTACTGGCACATCCAATGTGGTCAACCGAATGGTGTCTTATAACTATATTGATTCTTCCTCTCAACGAGGCATATGGACGACAGGTAGTTTAAATAGAACAACTTGGGAAGATTCTTCCGTCTTTGGTAAACCTCATGGCACTCATTATGATGCAGATACGGATACTTCTTTTGATGTTACTGGAAACACTGAGGGTACAACTATTTACTACGAGCATGAAACAGGAAATAATCAAGTTAAAGGAGGAGTAACCACAGCAATTGCAGCTAACATTGAATCAGGAGATTTTGATATTACTCAGGACCAAGAAAGAGGAATATCCTTTAGAGGAGATGGAGAATACATTATGAAAATTAGAAGATTCATTCCTGACTTTTTATCACAAACAGGAAATACTCAAATTACTTTAAATCTTCGAGATTATCCTAATTCATCACAGGCAAGTTCTTCTTTAGGGCCCTTTACAATTGATTCAACTACGACTAAAGTAGATACTCGAGCAAGAGCTAGAGCCGTTTCTTTGAAAGTAGCAAACACGGGAGTAGATCAAGACTGGAAAATAGGGACTTTTAGATTAGATGTTCAAGCAGATGGGAGAAGATAATGGGTGATATTGCATTAAGAGGACAAGGAAGAGCTATGTATGCCAAGGGTGGGCGTACACATGTTACTAAAGAAGGAAAAACAGCACGTAAGGGTCTTTGGTATAATATTGCTCAAAAGAAAAAACGTGGAGAAAAGATGCGTAGCAAAGGAGACAAAGGCGCACCTACAGAGAAAGCCATAGAAAGAAGTCAAATGAAAAGCGGTGGGCGAACTGCAGCATGGCAAAGAAAAGAAGGTAAATCTGAATCAGGTGGATTAAATAAAAAAGGTGTTGCATCTTATAGAGCAGCTAATCCAGGATCAAAATTAAAAACTGCGGTAACAACTAAACCATCAAAATTAAAAGCAGGATCAAAATCAGCAAATCGTAGAAAAAGCTTTTGTGCAAGAATGACAGGCATGAGAAAAAGACAAAAGCCTAGTAACAATACAGGTGACGATAGATTATCTAAATCTTTAAGAAAATGGAACTGCTAATGCCATTTCAATCAGAAAAACAAAGAAGATACTTATGGGCCAACGAGCCAAAGATTGCTCGTGACTGGACTGAGAAATATGGTAGTCGAGTTAAGAAAGATAATGGAGGAATTATGGATGCATGGGGAAAACATGCTACTGCTACTAATTCAATGAAATTAATGAATCAGCCTGATTATCATCAAAAAGCAGGATATAACTTCATGCAAAATTTTCCTAATACTCCCAATTGGTTAGCCAACACTTTAGCTACAGGATATCAATATGGCTCGGAAGGCTTTAAAGCCTTAAAAGGAGGAACAGATTTTAGTGATGCTATGGCTAGAGCAAAAGAAGAATCTCGTTTAAATAAATTAGGTATACAAGGTTTAGGATTTGATATGGGAGAATATGAAAATTTTATGCAAAATTATAATACATCTAATGAAATTTCTTCACTTCCACGTTCAAGCGGCATATGGAACGCTATTAAAAATGAATTTGGTGGAAGTGCTCAAGCTGCAGAAATGCCAATTAATAATAATCAATCTATTTTACCTAAAGCAAGACCAAGATCTCTTACAGAGGAAGAAGATGAAGATAATACACAAAGTTGGTTTAGCAGATACTTAAACCCACGAAATATAGCACAAGGAGTTGGTTCTTATATAGGAAATAAAATAAGTAATTTTAACCCCTTTACAATAGGTTTCAATGCCATGAGGGGCAACATGCCTTATAGAGGAGCTACAGGTTCAGCTGGAGGTTATAGTGCAGCTCAATTAAATAAGATGAATGCATTAGGTGGTTATTATTCAAAACCTGCAAGACAACAAAGACAAATACAACAAAGAGGTATAAATGTATTAAATAGAGCTGCGAAAGGAAAAGCAGTAGGAAATGTAAATGCTTTATTAGGAAAACATGGATACACAGGTACACCCGGCGGAGGTATTTCCTTCAAAGGTACACCACAAGGAAATCCAAATGCAGGCTCAGGATATAGTCGAAGTGATTCAGGATGGGACAGAAGTCCATTTAGAAAAGGAGGCCTAGCAAGTTTATGGCAAAGATAGTACAAGTATTAACAAGAGCAGCACAGGAGTATGATCCCGTGACGGCAAACTCTTTAATTAGAGATTTAGATTCAGTGCTACAAAAGTTAAACACAACATTTCAAGAAGATCTTAAACAGGAGATAGAAGCAAAAGCCTTCTATATGGAATAATGGCTGTTAATCAGTATAAATTTTTAGGAACTAATATAGCTACCTCTGTTGAACAAACAGTATTAACACCCTCTCAAGCGGGTGCGGGATCTGTAGAGACGGTCATCATTAAATCGTTTAGAGTAACGAATACCACAGGAAATACTCCGACGATTACTATTACAAATGGAACGACTAAGATTGTAAATCTACAAGCTCTTGTAGCTAATAGTAGTACTGAAATTCTAACGTTGCCTTTGATTGTAGAATCAGGAGTAGCTCTTAAAGTTAAAATGAGTAGTGCAGACTCTGTCGATATTGGAATCAGCTACCTAAACATTACCCAGGAGGTAACTATATAATGAAGACAATCATCGTAGATGGTAAAAATATACCTTTATTTGAAGTAAAGGCTTTAACAACGATTAAAAATAAGGAAAGCGGAGTAGTATACAAAGACGATCAAGAGTGGAAAACTCTGGGAATAGCCCCGGAACAGATTCAAAGAGACGTCAAAGTCACACTTCCAAGACTTGATTTACTTGCAAAAAGCAAGTAGAGTGTGTATTTAGGTATAATCTTGCTCTCAATTAAGGATTAAATATGGCAACAAATGGTATTTTAGACATCACAACTGAAGAATATATGGGACGAGATCCCGAAATGCAGATCGATCAAGATGAAATGATTGAAATCATTAAAACACTTCAAGTCGTAGGTGTTCCACAAGATCAACATCCTGAAATTCTTGAAGCATTTAAAGAATGGAAACAAACTAAAAATGGAACCGTTGATATGTTTCTAGAAGAATCTTTTCAATTGGAACCCGGAACAATTACAAAAATTAAATCACAACAAATGGCTGAAAGTCCTCAAGATATGCAGTCTGAAGAAGAGATGAGTATTCCACTTGAATCTGATGACATGCGAGAAATTATGCAATCCGTAGGCGCTCCGCAAAGAGCAGCTGAAGGTGGTATAATGGGAGGAGAGTTTACAAAAGATATGTTTAATACAGGCCCTGTTGATAGATACGAAAAAGAAGAACTGGCTATCATTCAAGAATTTATGAAAAGATTTCCTGGTATGTACACAGAAAATATGGAGTTAAAAGATATGATGGCAATGCTTCAAGCAGAAGGAGCTATGGGTGTTGAAGGTTTAGGACTTTCTGGTCTTGACCAATCATTGGATATGATAACTCCTGAAAGCGTTGAGAATTCACTACAAAGAATATCTAGAGGTGATACTCAATATGGTGAAATGGCTCAAGGTGGAAGAACGGGTTATGGAATGGGTTCAGCTGTTGCCAAAAATAAAATGATAGAAGATTTATATAGAGATTTTAAAAATTCACCTGCTTATTTACGAAAACCAAAAACTTTAGAACAGTTTATGGCAGATTTTTTATTTGAGGGAGATGAATATTCAGGCTACAAAAAAGGCGGAAGAGCAGGCTATGCCGAGGGAGATGTTATTTTACCTCAACCCAAACCTAGATACTTTGAAAGAGGCGACGGATCAACAAGAGGAATGATGGAAGCAGCAAGAGGAATGATGGGAGTAAATCAAAATGATCCTCGATACTCAGCTATGGGAATGAACTTGGGAACAGGAGCCCCTGAAATTTATCCTGAACGTAGACCTGACATGCCTTATATGGCTGAACAACAAATGCAGCCTTTTACAGAAGGCGTGGCTTCCGTGATGCCTGCAGGGTTAAGTCCTTTTACAGGACAAGAAGGATCGTTTGGACAAGCTAATGATATGGGTGTTCAAGGAATGGAAAATGTAGATATGAGAGTGGTTATGGATTTCCTAATGAAAATGGGAATGGAACCGAATCAAGAAAATATTGAAAAAGCAATAGAAGCGTTAGGCGTAGCAGCACAATACGGTCAAGCGGTTGAAGATGTTAATGTGGATGTCGATGAAACTATTGACATGGGATACCAAAACGGTGGAAGAGCAGGCTATGGTTTAGGAAGTTTTGTTAAATCTATTTTTAAAGCTCCTAAGAAAATTTTTAAAAGCGTTAAAAAAATAGCGAAAAGTCCTTTAGGTAAAGCGGCGATAGCTTATTTAGCGACAGCAGGTGTAGCCGGAATTGGTCAAGGTCAGGGATTTAGAAGATTTATGCCAGGTACCTTTATGGAAAATATAGGTACATTGGGACAAGCAGCAAAAAGAAAAATACCTTTTATGAATGCATCTACAGCAGCAAACACGTCAACAGGTGCATCAGCGGCAGCATCAGGTCTTTCAGGGAGTGAGTTGGCCAAAACAAAAGCAATGGAAGCGGACTTTATAAAAAATATTGCCTTTGACTCTGCAACAACGGGATCTGCACTTGGAACTGGAGCAGGTGAAGTTGCAAAAAAATGGTACAAAGATCCATGGAAAATGATTCCTGCAATGTCAATCGGTGCAGGCCTTTACACCAAAGCTAATCCAGGAAACACGGATCTTGGAGCATTGAGCGAAGGTAGAGATGAGGAAGTTGCAGAGTGGGATAAATGGTTAGCAAGTATTGGTCAAAATCCAAGCTTATATAATTTTGGTAGAGAAACGACAATGCCTTTTCCGGACTATGCTGAAGGCGGAAGAATTAATAGAGCAGAAGGTGGCATTATGGACTTAGATGGTATGGAAAAAGATTTTAGAAACACAGGTGGTTTTGTGGATCTTGGAGCTAAAGAAAAAGCAGATGATGTTCCAGCAAGACTCAGTGTTAATGAATTCGTTATGACTGCAGATGCAGTCCGAGGCGCAGGAGACGGAGATGTCGATGAAGGAGCCGAACGATTACAACGCACAATGAAACAATTGGAACAAAAAGGAAAGCGACATAAAGCCGCACAAGGTATGTTCGCAACCTCACAACGTTTAGGAGAAGTTATATAATGGCAATACAAGAAACACGTACACTACCAGCACCTTTTATAGAATCATTAGGTAAAGATTATGCATCGCAATTAAAAGCGTTAACATCAACAGGCTTACCTACTCAATCTTTTCAACCTAAAGTTGCGGGTCAAGATACATTACAAACTCAAGCAGCTTCTTTAGCGGGAAGTGGATTAGGAGGTTATGCTCCTTACATTCAACAGGCGGGACAATATTCAGGACCTAGTGGCTATAGTGGATTTATGTCTCCGTATCAACAAGAGGTTATTGATACCACTTTAACCGAATATGATAAACAAGCACAGATTGGACAACAAGGAATTATGGACCAAGCTACCCGAATGAATGCGTTGGGCGCAGGAAGAACGGGAGTACAATTAGCTGAGTATCAATCAGGATCCGATGCGAAGCGAGCTATGCTTCAAGCTCAAATGTTACAAGGAGGATTTGGACAAGCTCAACAAGCAGCAGGACAAGCTTTTAATCAGCAGATGAATCTTGCGAACACACAACCTTCATTAGTCAGTCAACAGATTGGCACAATGGGTCAAGTGGGCGCTCTTCAACAAGCTCAACAACAAGCTACCTTAGATGCTGAGAGAGAGTCTAATCGAATGGCAGCATACGAGCCTTATGAAAGACTCGGCTTCCTCGGATCAGGTATTACAGGAATTATGGGTGGATACCCAGGTCAGTATCAATGGTCTGCAGTACCTAACCCAACACCATTACAAACTGCTTTAGGCGTAGGTGCCACTGCAGGAGGTATCTATGGTAATATTAAAGGAAGACAACCTTACGGATATGAGTAGAATATTTAACAGACCTATGTTTAAAAGAGGCGGTTCAGCTGGCCAAGGAATAACTTCAGGGTTAGATAGACCAGGTTATAACACCGGTGGCTCTTCTACCACGGACAGATTGCTTAAAGCTATAGGTCAAAGACCATCTGGAGTATATGATTTCCTAACTGAATGGGGATTGAACATGGCTTCAGCATCACCGACAGGAAACGTTATACAAACTGGAGCAGCGCAAGCGAAAGGGCCTTACGGAAGATTTGTTAAAGGAAAACAAAGTGAAGAAAACTTATTAAGACAAGTTGCTTTAGAAGGAGAAGGAATCGATATAAAAGCAGAACAAGCCGCGTTAGCAGCTGAGGCAGAAGCAAACTTAAAAAGAGAACTTTTAAAGACACGAGGGGAACAACAAAAAGAATTATATGAAATAGAAAAAGGTGAAAATTTAGAAGCATTAGTTCAGGAAAGAGCGGCAGAAAAGATAGCAGACGGAATATTTAACAATTATACCCACGCTAAAAATGAAGCTGAATGGACTTATGTAGGATCTAAAAAGTATGCAGATAGAAATATAGGGGGTGTATTAAGTATGGAACGAGCGACACCTGGGAAGAAACAAGACAAATTTGCTAAAGATCAGGCGAAGAAAAATGGAGTAGGTACTATCTACTTCGATCCTTATGGCGATAGAGTTTTGGAAATCTCTATTGTAGATGGTGAGTATGCTTTAACACCTGTAATAGGTGCTGCTGAAGATACTGCAGTGGAGGCTTCTCAAGCAGAACCGGAAAGTGTCCAAAAAACTAAAACTATTGGAACCGATACTGTTGTAGATAAAATAAGTCCTCAAGATGTAGGTTTTAAAAACAAACCGGTATTTGAAAATATCACTGAACTTCTTTCAGTTATTGAATTTCCAATGACTGGAAAAGAATTAAAAGCACAATACGAATTTGTATTTCCACTGAACGAAAAAACAACTTTTTATCCACGAAAAAAATAGGAGAGTAAATGGCTGAAGACAACAGATCATTAATTTCTGCCGAAACTAACAATGAAACCAGTTGGTACAAAGCTTTTGGCGCAGGATTAGCATCTGGAGCAATTAAAATACCTGAAGGAATAATATCTCTTGGAGCAGAATTAATTGATCTTGGAGCAGACTCAGATACAGCAGCATCGGTAGAAGAATTTTTTGATAAAGTAAATATATTTGAAGACACTGCAGAAGAAAGAACTATTGGTAAATTAACAGAAGCTATTACTCAAATAGCAGTACCCGGGGGCATAGCTTTTAAATCAGCTAATGCACTCGCTCGAAAAATGACTACAAAAGCTTTAAAAGCAAAACGAAAAAACATTTATTTAGAATTTGGAAAAAAAGGAAAAACTCCTGATAGAGGAGACCTTAGAAATGCACTTCAAAAAGTTAATGATTTAAATAAAAAAGCTAAGTATCCTAGATTTGCTATGGCCGTAACAGGTGGAGCACTAGGAGAAGGGTTAGTGGTGGATACGGAAGACATAGGTACTTTTGGTGATATGTTTGAAGGACCCACAAGTTTAAACAGAGATGAAAGTTTAAGTGGTAGAGAAGATGCTACACGAAAACTAATGAATAGATTTAAATTTGGTACGGAATCTTTATTTATAACTCCTTTCGCTTTTGGGGTAGGAGCTACCGCTAAATCTTTAGCTAAACGAGGAAAAGATATGGCTTACAGCAATTCAGCATTTGAAAGATTTATTGATAAATATATCAGAGCACCTTTTAGTCCTAGAGGAGCCCTACCAGAGGAAGTTTTTAAATCTGAAATGACAAAACAAGGTTTAAAAGTTAGAGATTCTCATCGAGCAAAACAACTTGTAAGTAACATAACCAAAATTGTGGATGGTATTTTTCCTGTTGCCCAAGAGGCAGCAGATAAAACCGTTAAAGGAAGCAAAATGAAATTTATGGAAGATCTTAACGAAGTTTTGTTGGGAGGTGATTTAACAAAAAATATTGATTCTAAAAAATTAGGAACACTTTTAAATAAATTAGAAGTAAAAAATGTGTCTCAAGAATCACAAAAATTATTAGCAAATGCTTTAAACGATGGGAGGTATGAACTTAATAATCTTTTAAATGTTTTAAAACAAACTTCAAAAGGAGCAAGTAAAACAGCTCAAGTCGAATTAAAAGAATTGTTCAAAAAAAGATTAGAAGGATATGTAGGCAATAGTTTTAAAATTTTTGAAACTAAAAGTAATATATTTAATTTTTTTAGAAAATATCAACCAACGGATGAAGCTTATAAAGGAGCAATTAAAGTTTTTATGGGAGGAGCTTCACGAACGGAACAGGAAGCAAGACAGATTGTAGATCAAATCTTATTACAAGCGCAAAAAATGAAAAAGCCTCCTGCATTACCAAACTTTAAATATACAGCTAAGTCAGCAGAAACAGGAAAATTAACAACTTTGGATATTGGTTTAGGAGCTAAGGCTGATGGAACTGTGGCGGAAAAGCGTGCACTAAGAAAATTATTTGGTGAAGTTAAAGATCCAAGATTTACATTATTTAATGGTATGACTAATGTTTCTGCTTTAGCTAGAACCTCTGCTTATCTAGGAGAAGTGGATGCTAAAAACACTTTGGTACAATCTAAAGGAGGGAGAGGATTTTTCTGGGATAGTGCGGAAGAAGCGGCTGAAAAATTAAATTCTAGAACGACAGGAATAGAAATAGTTCCAATGAGAGAAGTGTTGGGAGAAATAGATAACGCTAAAAATCTTGTTAATCCTTTATCAGGAAAATACACAACAAAAGAAATTGGAGAAGCAATTAAAGTCGCTAATGATGTGATGGGAAGTCTTCAAGGTTTTGTAAGAGGAGATAAGAAAATGGGTGGTGCTGAAGGAGCAGCCAGTTGGTTTTACAGAAATTTACTTTTATTTCCTAAGGGGGTTTCACAAATGGCTAAAACTATTTTTTCAATTCCAACACATATAAGAAACTATTTGAGTGCGGGCGCTTTTGCAGGAGCCAATGGTATATTATTTGAAGGATTGAGTAATCCAAAATTATTAAAGGAAGCATACCAACAAGGAATAGACGTGTCTGGTTTGTTAAAAGCTGGGGCTAATTCACCCTTGGCCCAAAGAGAATACAGAGACATGCTAGAACTTGGAGTGACTAATTCACAAGTTCAGATGGGAGATTTAATTTCATTATTAAAAGACACAAATGCAGGTGCGAGTATGATGGGAATAGATAATATTCTAGGTCGTATGTTTAAAAAATTTAAAAAAGGTGGTGAATTTTTACAAGGTAAATACATGGCTGAAGATGATGCGTGGAAGATAACAAATTATGTAGTGGAGTTAGATAGAATAATAAAGGCAAGTGCAAAAAGAGCAGGGCAGTCGGTGGATGATTTTAAAAAAAGATTAGTACAAAAAAAATTACCAGATGGAAGCTTTCAAAGAAACAACGAACTATGGGCTTTAAAACGACAAGCCGCTGACATTGTTAAAAATACTGTACCTAATTATGCATATGTTGGGGAGTTTGTTAAAACAAGTAGATTATTACCCGTTGGTAATTTTATGTCGTTTCCTTCAGAAATAATTAGAACTACAACTAATATTGCAGAACAAGGTATAAAAGAAATGAGACATTCGAGACCTACAAGAGGGAGTAATATTCTTCCAGTAGTATTTGATGTAGATCTCGGAGCCTTTGTTAAAAATGATAGTGTTTCCTACGGCACAGGATTTAAAAGATTAATGGGAATGAGCACCACTTTAGTTGGTGTTCCCATTGCAGTCACTGAAGGAGCAAAAGCTATATACGATGTAACCGAAGACGAGATCGAAGCCATGAGAAGATTTGTGCCAGAATGGTCTAAGAATTCAACACTTGTTCCAATAAAAGATGACGATGGAGAACTACGATATATAGATTTTAGTCACAGTAATGCATATGATTTAGTCGCTAGGCCCTTTAGAACTTTAATGAATAACATCCAAGAAGGTCAACAAGATGGAGATACTTTATTAGAAGGATTTGTTGGTGGAATTAATGAAGCCACTGGGGAACTGATGAATCCATTTATTTCTGAATCTATTTGGACAGAAGCTATAACAGATTTAACTGTAAGAGGGGGAAGAACAGCAGAGGGCAGACAATTATATACTGATCAAACTTCAGCAGGAGATAAAGCTGCAATCAGATTAATGCATTTAGGAAATGCACTCGCTCCTTCTTATAAACAATTTTTAAGATTAGGCCAAGCTTCTTTTGGAACTCCCAATAAAACCGGAGAAGTATTAGACATAGGTCCTGAATTAGCAGGTTTCATGGGCTTAAGAGCTATCAAAGTGGATCCACTAAGAGCAATGGGATTTAAAATTGCTCAATATCAAACAGGTATAAGAAATGCTAGAAAAGAATTTACAGGTGGAATTTTTGGACTATTAAAAGGGGGCCCGGTTAGTGAAGAAGATGTTATTAATAGATATATTGCCTCTAATAGAGCTCGGTTTGAAGTTCAAAAAGAAATGTACAAAAATTTACAAGGCGCTGAAACATTGGGAGAAACGCCTGCAGATTTACAAAGAACCTTTAGTGAAAGACAGATCAGCCCTAAAAGTTTTAATTATTTAGATCAAGGAAAATTTGACCCTTACTTTCCCTCTAAAGATATCTTGAAAAAATTTAGAGAAATAGCAGCGGGCATAGATGAACCCGATGCATTTGCAGCGGCTTCTCCAGAGGTAAGAGAACTTCGAAATTTATTTAAAAATTTAAATTTCGAGGAAAGATTTGGAGGATTTGCATTAGGCGGAAGAGTTGGTGGTAAACCTGCAACTAATGGTATTAACAGTGTCATACCTGCTTTAATAGATATTAGAAATGAATTGGCACAATTAAGTTTGGAAGATGAGTTTGATATAGATGTTTCTGAGGAGGTCGTTGAAGAAGAAGTAGTAACTCCATCCCTACCCCCTCAAATTTTAAGTACACCCAATGTAAGTCAAGATAATGTTGATTTGATGACTAATAATCAACAAATCAACCCAATGAATAATCAACAAATTAATCCAATGACGGGGTTGACAAGTAATCAAGAAGCATTATTGTCTCCAAGCGAAAAGGAAATTGCTCGAAGGCAGAATCAAAAGAAGCAAGGAATTATGGGATTAAGCTAATGACACCTAAAAGCGTAAGAGAAAATATTATCAGTCTGCAAGGTCACATTACAGGACTTAAGAAAGATGTGGCTAGTATTAAGAACAACCATTTAAAGCATATGGACAAACATATTCACGAATTGGGTGGCAAGATAGATAAAATCTATTGGGTTCTTTTAGCTATGGTGGGGGCCG